AGAACTGATAAGATATCTCAAGGAAGAAGTTAATAATGTTTTTGAAACTGCTTGAACGAGTTGGTCGTAAACGTATTATTATGGATCGTGTTGATAACGAACCTTACCTCGAACGATATTATCTGTTTCTTAAAGAGCGTGAACGCTTTCCTTTCAATGTATTTCTACACAAATTCCTAAAAGGCGACCCTGACGATATTCACGATCATCCATGGCCCTATGCTACATTAATTTTACGAGGTGGTTATTATGAATGGGTTCCACAATTTAATCCAGATGGTACAAAAAGCTGCGAAGTTCGCAAGTGGCGTGGACCCGGCCATTTCCGCATTTGTTCTGCTAATTCTTATCATCGCATTGAATTAAAAGCCAATGTTACTGCCTGGACATTGTTTATGCCAGGACCCCAAAAAAGAGATTGGGGATTTTTAGTTAATAATAAATGGATTCAAAACGAGCAATACATTGCTCAACGTAAAGGTGAGCATGGAAAAGCGTAAAGTAAGTTGGAATGAATTTCAAGGATTAGTTGCAAACATTTGTAGAGACATCGCAAACAGCGAGTGGCGTCCTGATTATGTTGTAGGAATTACTCGCGGCGGACTATTGCCAGCAGTAATGATTAGTCAATACTTTAATGTTCCTTGCGAAGCACTTAAAGTCAGTTTACGTGATAATGGTGGCGAACATGCTACAGAAAGCAATCTGTGGATGGCGGAAGATGCGTTTAATGGTAAAAAAATTCTTATTGTAGATGACATCAATGATACCGGTGCTACAGTAAATTGGATTATTGATGATTGGTGTAGTAGTTGTGTAGCTGAAAAACACTGGAAAGATACAGATACATGGAATTATAATGTAAGATTTGCCACGGTGTTTGATAATCTAGCCAGCAAGGCAAAATTAAAAATGAATTATATAGGCGAAGAAATAAACAAAGCAGAAAAAGACATATGGATCGATTTTCCTTTTGAAAATTGGTGGACTAAATGATTGATCAAAAAATTAAAGTACATTGTACAGACGCAGGCAAAGATTTTGACATGCATATATTAGGTTATAAACCTAAAGCATTTTTAGAGGTAGCGTTTCAAACAATCAAACTTCGTCTAGCATATATAGAACGCACGAAAGCATACAGAGGCAGTCTAGGTGGTCGAGAGTTTGTAGTTCGTGAAATTGATCTGCCTCAAGAACGCAAGGAATTTCAACGATGAATCAAACAGTTATACATACCCAACCACCCTTTATCGAAGATTCAAAGTCAGCACCATGGGATAATATGATCACCGAAGACTTTCATGTCAAGGTGTTTGCTGACAAATACCCAGTCACCGAAGGACATGTATTGTACGTGCCTAAATATAACACTGTATCTGTACTGATAGACGCATTTGAAGATGCTGTGCGGTATGGTAAATCGCAGGTAGAGCAGGGTGCGTGGGACGGATTTAATGTTGGATTTAATTACGGATCCGCTGCTGGTCAAACAGTAGATTGGCCACATGTACATCTTATCCCTAGACGCAAGGGAGATATGGAAGACCCCACAGGAGGGGTGCGTCACGTAATACCTGAAAAAGGAAACTACAGGAAATCAAAATGAAAAAACAAATTGTCGAAACACTAAAACAACACTTCGAAGCACATATTCTAAAACATAAAATGAATGTTGATATTATGTTAGCTAATCCTATGGCCATTCACGATCACACTGATCTAATGGATGCTATTGAAAAAGAAGTTGCTCAAATTGCCGAGTATGTGGACAAACTAGAAGTAATGGAAAAATACTTTAATGACTGAGATTTGTGTTCCGTGGAAAAGTCAAAGCAACGTTTGGTGGAATGAGACCTGTGCTCGTATCATTGAACATTTTGGTTTACCTGGTAATAGATATACTACAGAAGTAAGTGCCGATGACATGAAATTCTTTTTCGTCAATGATAAAGATGCTTTTATGTGTAAAATCATGATTAGTGAGGAATTATGAGAGATAGAATTATCATAATACTCGCTCTTGTGTTTTCCATCTGTATCTTATTTTTTTCTGACTTTGGAGGATCTGGTACCAGAGTCTACGATTGTAGTATATCTGAAATCAGTCCAGATTTTCCGATAGAAGTAAAAGAAGAATGTCGTAGACTAAGAAAAGAACACTACGATAATCACTATAAAAACGATAGCAGATTTACTATATGAGTAGAGCATTATTTTTAGGCGATAGCCATACCTGTGGATATATAACTACTCCTGGCAAAGTAGGATATGGTAGTTACAGTATGTGGAATGATAATAACTATGCTGAATGTTATGCCAATCATTTCAATAAACAATCTTCTGTATATGCGTTACCTGGAGTTTGTAACAGAGTGTATCCAGATTGGCTACGAACAATGCTAGATAAACACCCCGACACAGACGAAGTATTTGTGTTACTTGCTAGTTTTAACAGATTTGTGTTGGCGTTTAATGAAACTCTATCAACTGATATATTGCCCGCCGATTACTTTACACTAAAACAAGAAAAAGATAATCCACTCGTTGATCTATATTACGATCAAATATTTAAAGACGATCGTTTTCAATTATTAAACAAACCAACATACGAAGATTTTGGTCGTATGGCTGACATTAATTTTGATTATCAAAACGGTTTGATAAAACCCGATCTCAGAAAAGATACATTCATGGATGTTAAGGTATTCTTTGACCTAAATACCCATCTAGAACAAAGAGACTTCTTCAAAGATGTACTTGTAATGGATCGAATGTGTGAAGATCACGGATGTAAACTTTATTTGTTTAATATGACCGATAGAGTTTCATTTCCTGATAAATTTGATTTCTATACAAAATTAAAATCTACAGTTGTTGCTCCTTTGACCATCGAATCGTTTTTTAAACAAAAGTTTATTGATCATCAACGATTTTATCTTGATGACAAAGAACATTACAATCAAGCGTTTCACGAACTTATCGCTACCAAATATATACCATGGCTAAAAACAATTTAAAAATTTTACTTGCTGGTGATAGTTTTTCCACCAAGTGGCCTGACGGACTGTCGGGTTGGCCTGAATTGCTTAAATCAGAATTTAAAATAACCAATATATCACAGGCTGGAGTTGGTGAATACAAAATTCTAAAACAGATAAAAAGTCAAAATCTAAATAAGTTTGATTTAGTAATTGTTAATCACACCAGTCCTTTTAGAGTTCATACACTTAATTCTATTCACAATACGCCACTTCACTCAAACTGTGATTTAATCTTTACAGACATCGAAGCAAATTACGATCAAAAGAATGAAAGCATAGTAACAGCATTCAATTGGTTTAAACATCACTACGACGAAGAATATCAAGTTGATATCTATAGATTGATGCGAGAAGAAATATCAAGATCAATTGGTATTCCATATCTGGCTATTGATCATACTCCAACGAGTTCGTTTTATGCGACTGAACTTAATCATTTAAACTTCACGTACCACTGGTTATCAAATAAGGGTCTTGTAAATCATTACACCGAAGACGGCAATCAACACGTTGCTAAAACTATCAAGGAAAAAATATATGAAATGGGTTTTAACAGTTGACGATGACGGTATGCTAACGCTACCAGAAGAAGTGTTATCAGCAAACGGTTGGAAAGAAGGGGATGTGTTAGTTTGGACTGATAATAAAGACGGGTCTTGGACCATAAGTAAAAAGGTTGACAGTACTCCTAACAATAATGTATAATTGTATTATGAATAACAAATCTCAAGAAATTATGAGCATTCTTCAAGAAGAGTGTTCTGAAGTAATCCAAGCAGTATCAAAAATTAATAGATTTGGCATCGATAACTATAAGCCCGGCAAGCCTAAAACTAATCGAGAACACCTAGAAGAAGAGCTTGGCGATTTGTTGGCAATGATCGAACTCTTAGAAAGCGGCGGAGTTGTATCCCGTGTTAAGCTAGAAGTTGCTAAGAATGCCAAGTTTGAAAAATTAAAAAAATGGTCTAATATATATGAGCAAAATTAAAATAGCAGAGCTGTTCTACAGCATACAAGGTGAAGGACGCTACATGGGCGTTCCGTCTGTGTTTCTACGTACATTCGGTTGTAACTTTAAATGTGCAGGATTTGGTATGCCACGTGGAGAAATGAGTCACGAAGCAATAGATATCGCGGCCACACATAAAATGATCGAATCATTTCAATCGTATGGCGATCTTCCGCTAGTAAGCACAGGGTGTGATAGTTATGCATCATGGATGCCAGAGTTTAAAGATCTTAGCCCGATGCTTACTACAGATGCTATCTCCGAACGCATTATGGAAATCTTGCCTTTTAATCAATGGCAGGACGAACATCTAGTTATCACAGGCGGCGAGCCGTTACTGGGTTGGCAACGTGCTTATCCGGACTTGCTAAGTCATCCCAAGATGGCAGGATTGAAAGAGATCACATTCGAAACAAATGGTACTCAGAAACTAACTCCAGAATTTAAAGACTATCTAGTACAATGGCAAATGCCTGAACTAGGATATCGCAAAGAAGTTACATTTAGTGTTAGTGCTAAACTCAGTTGCTCCGGTGAACATCCAGACGAAGCTATTAGACCCGAAGTTGTTTGCGAATATCAAGAAGCAGGCTACACTTATCTTAAATTTGTAGTATCTACAGAAGAGGATGCCGAAGAAGCATTGGAGGCCGCAGACATTTATCGTGCGGAAGGATTTACAGGGCCTGTATATTTGATGCCTGTAGGCGGAGTTGAAAGTGTCTACGCACTCAACAATCGACGTGTGGCAGAATTAGCAATGAAGAACGGACTTCGTTACAGTGATAGATTACAAGTGCCGTTATTTAAAAATGAGTGGGGAACATAATGAATATAATCAAAAAATTACTAGGCATAGACAAGCTAGAAAAAGAAAAAGAAGCATTACAAATAGCCAGAGACAAAGCAGTAGCCGAAACAGTCAGAGCCCAAGAGGAAGAAGCACAGGCTAAGATGACTCCAAAAGAGAGAGCTACCGCTAAAGGTGAGCCGTGGGTTAGTGTACTCGAAACTAAAGTAAATCCAGAAAATATCCGTAACGGTTTTTTTGAACTTGACTGGAATGAGCTTTTTGTGTTAAAATTAAGACAAGAGGGTTTTGGATTTGAAGGTGATCCAGAAGAAGAGATCGTTGATCGCTGGTTTAGAGACATTGTTCGACAGATGTTAACTGACGAAGGACTTGATACTAACAGACCGGCGGGATACATTAATGTAGTACCAATAGCGAAAGGCAAATCCGAAGTTTCATGACATATATTTTAGTTGATACTGCTAATACATTCTTTCGTGCTAGACACGTTATTCGAGGCGATGCTGACATCAAGTTAGGCATGGCTTTTCACATTACTCTTAACAGCATCAAAAAAGCATGGAAAGACTTTGATGGGAAACATGTTATCTTCTGTTTAGAAGGTCGTTCGTGGCGTAAGGACTACTACGCACCATATAAGCGTAATAGAGCCGATGCTCGTGCTGCATTAACTGCCAGCGAGCAAGAAGAAGATAAGCTATTCTGGGAAGCGTTTGATACATTTAAAGATTTCGTTACAGAAAAAACTAATTGTACAGTGCTACAAAATCCACAGCTCGAGGCAGACGATTTAATTGCTGGGTGGATCCAAAGTCATCCGCAAGATAACCACGTAATTATTTCAACAGATACAGATTTTGTTCAATTGATCGCCCCAAATGTAAAACAATACAACGGTGTTCAAGAATGTACAATTACACACGAAGGTTACTTTGATGACAAAGGCAAACCTATTATAGACAAAAAAACACAATTACCTAAAGTTGCTCCAGACCCTGAATGGTTATTGTTTGAAAAATGTATGCGTGGCGATACTAGCGATAATGTGTTTTCTGCGTATCCAGGTGTTCGTACAAAAGGCACAAGTAAAAAGGTCGGTCTTACAGAAGCATTTGAGGATCGTAAGTCAAAAGGCTTCTCGTGGAACAATCTCATGCTTCAACGTTGGAGTGACCACGAAGGTGTAGAGCACAGAGTATTAGAAGACTACGAACGTAATCGTCAGCTAATTGATCTTACTCAACAACCTGAAGATATTCGAACTATTATTAACGAAACAATTTCTACTGCCATCGCAGCAAATAAACACATCGATCAAGTTGGCATTAGATTAATAAAATTTTGTAACTTATATGATCTAAAGAAAATTTCTGATCAAGCACAAAGCTATGCCGAACCATTAAATGCGAGATATACACTATGACAGACCTACATGCTAAACCAATCATCGACAATAAATTTTGGATTGTCGAAAAAGACGGAACTAAATTTGCTACACTTCGAAAAAACGAAGATAATAAATTTATAATGAGTAATGAAAAAGGTGTTAGAATTTATGACACACGAAAAAGTCTAACTGATCAATTTGGTAAAGATTTTTTTATTGTAAAAATTGTTAAGGAAGCCGATAATGCTAATCCATTAGAAGTTCACGGTTATCCTACAAGCACCGAGCCGCACAACGCCATGTATGATATACAAAAGAAACTGCCTCTATTTACAAAAAGCAGCGATTCAAAAAGTCTTTACTGTGCAGGGTATTACTGTATCAAATTCGACAAAGGTTGGGTAAAAAGTTTTTGTCCTAAAAAAATTACATTAGAACGATATGAATATCAAGGTCCATTTAAGACCGAATTAGAAATGCGTCAAAGGTTGTCAAATGTCTCAAGATAAAACATCAATTCAATTGCCGAGCGTCGAAAGACTAATCCAAAGAGTTGTTGCTGCTGAAAAAACCAATCAAAAAGAAATTAGGTTAACAATTCAAGAAGCTCGTGAACTAACAACAGATCTTAGCCTAATGACCACAAAGTTCAGTAAACAAATAACAGAAATCCATAGCAGATTGGATAAATTGACTGGAGAACAACAACAAATTTCAGTACAGATGGATGGAGGAACATTCTAGTAGCATAAATATATGCGTGTATTATAATAGAGAATTTCATGAGTAGACCGAAACCCAAAGTATTGCTAGAATACGCTAATAAAGAAAACTTTAAAGTGGAACAGATTTTAGAGTCTGATGCCATTTGGGCAGTTTTTTATAAAGGGCAACCATTCAATCTTAAGAGCGGCAGTTTGATTTCCAGTTATCCCGGACCTAAATATAAAAAAGTATCATTTAGTAATCCAGGCCACGCATACAATTTAGCTAAAAAGTTAAACAAACTATTTAAGACCATTGACTTCGAAGTTGTCAAACTGACACAAGGCGAAATCATTAAGTCACTAAAATGAAAACCAAAGATGTATATACAAGGATACTTCTAAAAGCTACTGAAGAACTTGTAACAGACGACATTATAAAATCTAAAAAAAGCGTTTGGTGGTGGAATAATCGAAGTAAAGACTCGGGAGGACTTAGACTAACCGAGGAAGGTATAGATTACATCAGCAACTATGCCAAAATAAAAACGTACAATATCAAATTTCCAAAAGAAATCACAATAACTCCACAAATACTAATATGGCTTGACAATTTTATCGAAAGCCCGTATTATATTACTAAGAAAGATATTACAGTTATAACCGAAAAAGCAGCGTTTGAACTTTATCTTTTTTCAGGCGATATAAGAAAATTTGGATATGGTAAAGCACTCAGCAAACGTATGAGCCAAGAATAAACTTCGCAAATCACTGTTACCGTAAATACTATGATGAATTTAAATCCGTTGGATGTGTTAAAGAAACGTTCGGTGTCTTGGATTCCGCCGCATTTTGCTAAGATTAAGATACCGCACCAGTTTTACAACACAGATCTTGAAGACTGGATAAAATATAAATTGAAGGGACGGTATTTTCTAATTCCTAGTTCGGATAGTCATACTGCTCTTTTAGGTTTTGAAGATGATAAAGAACTAACCTTTTTTATGTTAGCTTGCCCGCATTTTAGGAGAATATAAATGGCAGAAGAAATGAAACAAGAACAGACTCAACAAGCAGCACCAGAAACTAAATCACCCGAGTTGACCATTAACGATCTCGGTGCGTTACGCACTATCGTTGATGTTGCTACGCAACGTGGTGCGTTTAAGGCAGCAGAAATGGAATCCGTTGGTAAGATCTATAATAGACTAGCAACATTCCTTGAAAGCGTGACACCTAAACAAGAAGGACAAAAAGAAAATGGCTAACATCAAACACGTGGGGCGTATGAAAACTAATAAGAATAAAATTCTTGTAGTTTTTAAAACGCTTCCAAATGATCCCGATCATTGTCTAGTAGTTGGCACAGCAGGATTAGATGATAGTTATCACAATGCTATTATTGATCTAGTTGAAAGTCAGCAAGCACAAGATTCGTTCGAATTTGGTGAGATACTTGCTACGAGATATTTCCCAGATGGTAAACCAATGTTAGCTGCGTTACATCAAAATAGAAATCTAGTTCGTGTTGCTACTAAAGATGTTGAAATCATGCCTACACCGACTAATGCTATTGGGTTAGATGAGTTAAACAAACTAATTGCCGAGCAGCGTGGTGTTAGAGTAGAAGACCTTGCAGTGTCAAACGGTAGTAAATCTGAAGTCAAAGACATTGCTAAAGTTACTGATTTATCTGAACCGGTAGCGGCAACATCAAACGATGTACTAAGTGATAATGATCTTGCTAAGTCATATCGCAGTCAAGCAGATGCTATGTATAAAGAAGCTGCTAGATTACGTAAAGAAGCTGATTTGTTAGATCCACCTAAGAAAAAGACAACAAAGGTATCAGAAGAAGCTAGTGCCTAAAAAATACTTCAAGCCACCAAAAGATGTTATAAAAGAATGGCCTGAAGTATTCAACGAGATATACATGAGCTCGATGCCCATTAAGTATATTCACGGTGTTGAGCTAACTTTTCATGACGGCAGAGTTTGGGAAATTGATCTTCCGGATCAGCTAGACTTAGTTGACGAAGATGACATTGTCGAACGACTTGCGTCAAGCATCAAAGATTTTCAAGATGAGATTGCCACTATTAACTTTCAAGTTGATATTGACAAACTTAAACAAGATATTATAAAATTAACTAAGAATATATTAGGTGATCAATGAATGTTAAACTTTTATCATATTCCCAACCAACAGGCGAATATAGAGATATGGGCATCGAAGATGCACAAGAACTCATTGCGTATTGTGCCCGTGTCAGCAATCCCAGCAACCAACTTAACACCGAGACATCAGAAAAACTCATCCGATACTTGGTCAAACACCAACACTGGAGCCCACTCGAAATGGTCTCCGCCTGTATTGAAATCACTACCACCAGAGACATTGCCCGTCAAATCTTGCGACACAGAAGTTTCAGTTTCCAAGAGTTCAGTCAGCGATATGCTGACCCTACTCGAGACCTGTCGTTCGTATGTAGAGAAGCACGTCTCCAAGACACCGCAAACAGACAGAACAGTATCGCCACAGATGATTCAGAGTTACAAGCATGGTGGGATGCCAAGCAAAAGTTCATCATTGAACATAGTCGCATAATCTATCAAGAAGCCATAGCAAAGGGTATTGCTAAAGAACAGGCTCGTGCCGTGCTACCAGAAGGTCTAACAGAAAGTCGTTTATATATGAACGGTACACTACGTAGTTGGATTCATTTTATTGAATTACGTAGTGCTAATGGGACTCAGCTTGAACACCAAGAAGTTGCTATTGCCTGTGCTAAAGTAATTGCTGAAATATTTCCACTTACTAACGACTTTGTGAATCACTAGTATTCCATTCAGCAACAGAAGTTGCCATTTCAGGGAACGCAGTTAAAAAACTCGTTCCTCTTCTCTTATCATGTTCATCAATAAAAGTTACAAAATCTTTTCTTATTATCGATAACAGTTCTTCAGAATATCTATTATCCTCTGCCCATTTAGCGACTCGTTCAAATTTAGAATATTCTGTATTATCAAACTTTGTATAATCTGAATTATTTACTAGAGTTTTCATATAAGCAATAGCTTTGTATAAACGAGCAATGTGTGTGTTATCAGCTATTTGTAAACTTAGATGCGGTGGCTCTAGCAAGTAGGGTGTATCAAATTGGATTCTTCTGTTGAATCGAGTGTTGTATCGTTTTCGTAATTCTAATATTTTATCTAATAATTTTTCAAAATTAAAGATACTTAAAAAGTTTACAGTAATCATTAACCCTATTTTACTGTCAGGTACTTCGTTGAGGTATCTATGAACGTTGAACTCCCAACGTTCTAAATCTAGACCATTGCGAATATATTCTGCTTGATCACCCCAAGTATCTACACTAGTGTACAGAATTATCTCTTTTACTTTTTTATTCTCTTTAAGTGATTTGGCTCGCTCTATAAACTTATCTAGATTTCTCTGAGGGACACTCATATTGCTGTTGATAGCAAACTGAAGATCCGGTCTTGGATTTGCTTCGATATAATCGAGCATCTTTACAAAATTGGTACTGAGCAGTGGTTCGCCTCCAGTCACTCGTAATGTATCTAAATGTTTATAAGATTCAGGAAACCATTTCCAAAATGCTTCTATGTAGGGATTATCATCTTCTTTGTATACAGGGCGGCCTTTGGGATTAATGGCATACTGTCTGCGATTAGGCATAAATTCTAAAGGGTACTCACCGTGTCTTTTAATTTCTGCTTCCCACGCACTACTGATTGTCGGAGCACAATACATACATTTCATTTGGCATTCTGATCCAAAACTTAATTCCATGTACCGAGGATAAACATCGGCATCCCACGGAAGGTTAGTTACAGTGTTAATACTAGGTCTAGTATTTTCAAACTCCCAACTTCTCAAATGTCTATCACTAATTTGATTTACATCTTCCAATGCCCAACAATAACTACACTCAGAAGGTCGTTCGCCTTCTAACATTGCTTTACGCTGTTGTTTTTTATATTTGCTGTTGTGTAGTGCTGCTGGATTTTCTTTTATTTCCTCAACACTTACTCTGTGCATAGACGGATGATAGCAACTATGGTTATCGCCAGTATGTAAATGAATAGTAACCATATGCCATTTAGCCAGGCAAAACCCTTTTCCAGTTTTATCTAGTTGGTTAGCTATTTTAATATATTTTTTATTAGGATCTCGTTGCCAAAACATATTGTTCTTTTAAAAACCCAAAGTTGTTGATTTGAATTAAACTGTCAAAATCATTTTTAAATTTAGTGCCGTAGTCCCTGCCTGCCCTAGCACCGTCTATACATTCTTGAGAAAACTCATTGCCGTTGGCTTTTTCACACCATACAGATAATCTATATTCATCATCGTACTTATTTCTATTTTTAATAGTTGCAGCAGATAGTTTTACACATTCTCTAAATGCTGTACGCCAAGTATGAAATGAACTCGAATTAAAGCGGTGAATATTTAAAGTTAGTTGTACGTGTTCTATCTTTCCAAAAAAACTTGTAGAAAAATCAATGACTTTTTCATCAGTAAAAAATTTCTTTTGAAATATTTTAATGGCACCGTGACCGTATTCTAAATTATTAATAGGATTACGTGCTGAAAAAATATACATTTTACTCTTGTCAATAATGCTATTGTATACTTGAGAAATTTTAAAATTATCTAATAGTAACGCATCAGAGTCTATGACCATAAACATATTTGTCAACGATTGATTACCGCAGGCACGATGAGATTCAGCAATACTTAATGTAGTCTCAAACAGACTTAAGTCTGCCATTTTTGTTTTAGCAAATAAAAAGTTTTCTTTAAGATTAGGATCATCGTAGCTTAAAAAGAACTTTTCCATACTGGATCCTTATTATAATAAGTTTGCCCTAGTGCTACAGTTTCGGCATACATGTCTGTAATATATTTGCTTTGATTTGTGTCAAATGTAGCCAACTCTAAACCTATACCAGCTTTTAACTCAAACGCATAAAAATCTAGTTGTTCTAAAATTTTATCAGTTTGGCCTTCAATTGGTTTAACGTGTTCATTATAAATTATTTGTAGTTGTTCAAAGTCTCGAACTTGTACATAATCCCAATCTGTACAGTAAGACATATAACTACCTGCCCTGGCACCAAGCATAGCATATATTCCATTGTCTACATGAGCTCCTACGCAAGACCAAATTTTTAATCGATGTATATTGTGCCAATAGATTTCATTTAGTACAGGACTGTCCTCTACTTTAACTCCATCTTTGAGTAACATCTTTACACCTTCGCGGAAGCCTGCTCTCCATGCCTGGAACGGTGTAGAATTAATAATTGTTTTACTAAACACTGTTGGATGATTTAAATATCCTGCTTCCCAACAAAAATCAACTTGAGCTCTGTTAGTTTCTGCTGCTTCGTGTGTACGCATATTGAGAACAAATTCTTTGTTCCAAATTTTTAATCCGCCGTTACCGTAACGTAGATTATTAACGATGTTTTCGCCTGACCATCCGTATACAGCAATACCCGGAGACTCGGTTATTTCAATATTAAAAAATTTTTCATCAACAATATTATCACCGTCGACTGTTATAAACCAGTCAGTAGTAGAAAGATTGGCAGCAGCTTTATGAGCATGATCCGATCCTTTAATTCCGTGTACACGTTTAGCCCAAGGTGCTTTGTTTAACAAGTCAGCGTAATTTAAATCTGCGTTTGGCTCGTCGTAAGAAATAAAGATTAAATCAATGTTGGGTGTTTTCATGTGATCGTATAAACCGTGTTTAATTTTTTTCTGTGATAGAAACTAATTTGATTTGAAAATAATAATCTGTAATCGCATCGGTCAATATCAAATACTACTTCATTATCAATTTTAGTTAAATCAATTTCAAAAGATTGATAATGCTTGTTTATATCATTTTTAGCTGTTAAGTGAATTAATTCTTTGTTTCTATATCTGTTTGATCGTAACAAAGGATTTCCAACAAAGGATACTTTTAGTACAGGCTTATTATCTACGCTGGTAATTTCTAATCTTAAATCTGTTTCGATAGCGTATGATCGATGTATATACGGTATTGCTACTACTTTATTATAGTGTTTATCTACTATTGTTTCACGATTATCATTTAGAACTAATTTATATCCGTCCAACGATGCTTTAAAATCAGTGAATAATCTATCAATAGAATTATTAGTAACTAGATCAAATAATAACGCATCCGGAACATTGATTGAACATCGAGTGTCTAGATCATTATCAATCTTAGTCGGAGACATTTTTATAATCTGTCCAGTAGTTTTTTCAAAAACAATCCAGAGACTATTCATTGTGTGCCTTTATTAATTTCATAAACTTCTTCTGATAGAGTTCAATTAATGTTCCAACGTCTAAATCTTTATCAGCATAATGAAGCAGTTCTGTTTGATTAAACACTCCAATTTTAAAATTACTGTCATTAAAATAATAACCAAGTTCTAAAGGTATAGATCCACCGTTGAGTCCAGATTGAAGGATAGATTTTAAATGTGTAAATCTTGGAAATGCCAACGGGTAAGCAATGTCTTTGTCTATATCTAATATCTTTGCTGCTAGAGCAAAAGTTTCATCAGTGCCAATTACTTTAGGAATATGTTTTGATAAAAAGTAATTTTTAAATTCTATAGGATTTAATAATATTTGTCTACTTAGATCAAAGAATTCTTTTGATTTATCTGACTTGTTAAAAAACGTATAAGCAGAATACAACGACGGAAGTTTATTTACTATAAATGTATTGCGGCAAAATGTATCGTTGAGTATGTCGCCGTTGTATTGTAACACAGTATTAGCAACATAAAGATACGAGTGTTGAATAAAGTAGTCAACCCAATGACTAGTATCTCTAAAAAATATCATGTCAGCATCAAGACATACAGTATATTTCCATGGAGATAATTCGTCCATCCATGATCTTCCGTCCCAATAATTTTTGTTGTTCCAAAAAATTACTTGATCAAAATAAGGCATACCCCGTAACCAAGATAGTTTTTCCTTGTCATCAGTAACTACAGCAACTTTATCATATCCACTCTTTTGAGTATGCTTAATAGATTGTGCTAGTAATATTGCCATCAGGTCGTACCGATGAGCTGTACTTTTTGATATTACTATTAAATATCCAAAATCATTATTCAAACTCAACTCCTAATATACTGTATTTGTTCATTACATGAACATCGGATTGTATAATAGTACTGTCTACTACTGCGTAATCAACATCAAGTTTTTCTAAAGACTGATGCTCTAATGTCATTAGGGGTGTTGGAAGAAAATTATCTGTAGGAACAAACCCGTTAACAATATGATTAGCAATAGTGAACGCATAATCGTTTCTAAAACTACAAGGGGGCATATTATATAGGTCTATAAAATAAAACCAATTATCTTGGATATATTTGACTGTTTTAAATATAGTCTCAACATACTCTGTTTTAGAAAACATAATAGCAGTTGCCCACCTCATCGGAATTGTTGTTGGTGATAATTTTTTTTCTCTATCTGACAACGTGCCGTCTAATACTGTCATACTTCCGGTAATCAAAAATTCTTGGGGTGAATTCCAGTAGGCACTTAATTTATTAGATAGAATTAATAGATCAGAATCAATTAGTAGTGTTTTATCGTAGGGTGTATATTGATAAGCAACATATCGATTAGTGTTAATAAACTCTATTGTTGATCCTAACAGTACCCGGGTATTATTAGCAGATGGTCGATCGAGTACAATTAAATTATCAATATTTTTAAGAGACGACGAAGTACTCGATAACGACTCACTATCAGTAATTAAAGTAACAGGTACTTTTAAATTAGCCACAACAAGTTTAGCAGATATGTTAGCTAATTTTACATAATCAATATCTTTAGAATTGTGACCAAAAATTACTACACCGTTATTCATTTTTGAGATCTTGATACCCTGCGTGATACTCACCTAAAGACATAAAATATTGATCTACAATTTGTTGTAGGAAACAATTAAGATCTTCAATTACGATCGGTGTTTGATTTACATCAAGTAAAACAACATTTTTAGTTTTGCCCAATGATATGATAGTACTAACAAACGAAATTAATATTTGATCTATTTTAAAAATACCACCGTTTAGTCCAAATGTAATATTAGCATCAAATTTTTCTTTGAGAGACTGGCGTTTCATCCTGACAGATAGCATTCTATCAGATTTTTTGATTATAGATTCTAGAGATTTTTCCATAGTTTAGCTCGACATGTTATATATGCCGAGCTAACTAGGTTAGATGTTATTTGTGAAACTAATAGTGATCTGTGTACTAGGATCCCAACCTAACGCAATTGGGGTTTTTGTATACATTAAACTAATTGAAAAGGTAATGTCAGCAGTTACGCCGCCAGTAAATGCGTTATTCACTTGATCCTGTAGAAATAGATTAAATTGGATTTCGGCTGGATTACCTACTGTTCTAAAATGTTCCATTCTTATGTAGTTGGTACTGTATGTGGAATTTGTGGGTCTTTTTTCGTAGATCTGTGAAAATCCCACAGTTGATGATGTAAACGCACCCTCATCGGTAAAATTAGCAGTATCTGTTGTTCTACCAGGAACAAACG